TTCTACCAGAAGAAGTCGCAAGGCGATCACAACCTATGTTTATACAAGTAGGTCTAGGATCGCCATTTTTGTCTATAACGACCATTATGAACTTTCTTCTGCATCAAAGTCAATCGAGGATTTTTCCATTGTTTCTTCTAGACTTTCTGATTCGCCTTCAATCTCACCACCATCTACTTTTTTGTAGAGGTCTAGGAAAGATTCTTTTGTATCTTCATCAAATCTAGAAACACAAAGTTCGATTGCCTTTTCTTTTTTACCAAAGATAATGTAAGTATTGACAATATTCACCAAACGTCTAGTTGCAATCAGTTGATCAACAACACCTTCAAGAAAAGATTTTCTGATTACATCAGCCCAAGTTACTAACAATTCAGTAAACTTAGTATCTGGTTTTTCAGCACTTTCTAAAATACTATCAAGTATTTTCTTTTCAACGGCAGCACTAGGATAAGATTGTTCAAGAGTAATAGGAAATCTTTCTAGAAACGCCTCGTTCAAAATATTCGTTCCTATAAACTTTCCATCATCACTACCTTGACCTTTAGTATTAGCAGTAGCAACAACTGTAAAACCAGGTGAAGGTTTTACATACTCATTGATTTTCTTTAACATCACACCTTTACCTTCAAGAACAGGTTGCAAACACATTATTTTGTGTGATGCAAGATCAATCTCATCTAGTAACAAAACTGCACCACGTTTCATAGCCTGAATAACAGGACCATCATGCCATACAGTTTCACCGTTAACAAGTCTAAAACCACCGAGTAAATCATCTTCATCAGTTTCGATTGTAATGTTTACACGGAACAATTCACGTTTTAGTTCAGAACAAATTTCGTGAATCATCAAAGTTTTACCATTACCAGAAAGACCAGTTACAAATACGTTCATGAACTGACCAGACTTCACAATACTTTTCAGGTCATTGTAATGTCCAAACTTCACATAATGAGGTTCTTTCTCAGGAATATAACTTTGTATCGCACATTCAAGTTTTTGGATTTGTTTCTTAGGAGAAGGTGCAACAGCAATCGTACTCTCTTCCATTTTCGAGAGAGGTTTTTCAACGACAACTGATTTTGGTTCAGAAACTTGTTCGGTCTTTTGTAAATCGTAAAGACCACGACCAACTCTAAACTGACCAAACTCATCAGTCCAAAATTTTCCAGCAAGTTTAGAATGACCAACAGAATCGGCTGCATCTAATAATTCTTGTTTTTTGAAGATACTTTTTCCCTCAATTGAGGAACTCATCAAAGCATCAATGATTTGTTTCTTTTTACTTAACATTATATAATCTCCTTATTAATCAATCAATTAAATACACTATCAGTATGACAGGTTTTTAGCAATATGTCAACCACTATTTTCATATAATTTTGCATTATTTGCATTATTATGTAAATTAGTTGCATATTTTTTCAATAAATCTAGTCAACAGAACACGATTAACCGTTTTAGACTTGTTGTGTTTTATGAAATTTCTTTTAATTTCTGATTTTTTCATATCACTACCAACAACTAATTCTTCTGTTTTTGTATCAAGTTTATTATTAGGAAGAATGTAGTAATCATCATAACCAAATTCATCAAGAGCATAAAAACGATTTTTGTTTAAAGCCTTTCTGAAGTTTCTTCTCAATTCTTCAGTTTTAGAAAAACTATAATATGGATATTCATTAGAGACTTCACCTGCCATTCTAGATAATGTTTCATCAATAAATCTAGGAAGTCGTTTTGAATTGACTAAGTGGAAACCAATAACATTCACACCAATTCTATCTTTTAAAATTTCAAGAAGTGTTAGTGTTTCAACTCTATAACGGTTTCTATAATAACAATCATCACTTGTACCACTTTTATGAATTGTATATTGTTTTTTAGTTCTTTGATCAACTATGTATGAACCACGAACATTAGAATGTCCACACACTCTATTCAATTCAAAACGATCTACTTTATTAGAATCATAATTTGACTCTGGGTTACCTTTTACAAAATTGAAAGTTCCTGTAATGCCGTTGTTTTCACCATCTGTTAAATAAATCGCATTTACAACTTGAAGATTGTTACTTGATTTAAATTCAGAAAGTAAAGATTCAGAAACTGCAATACATTGATTCAAAGGTGTTTGTGCCAATGAATATTCTTTCATGTCCCAGTTAAATTCATAAGAGGCATTAATAAACACAAGTTCCATTGCCTTCTTTAATTCTTTACCATTCATTCTGGAACTTAACATATTCACTAATCTAAATTGAGTACCAATACCATATTGACCATGTTTCGGAGTTTGCACTTCATTCATTTTTACTATAGGAGAAGTTTCTTCCTCATATCGATCTGTAAAAGAATATACTTCAAAAGGAATATTAACTTTTTTACAGAACATAACAAGATTCAATACTTGTTTCATAGTGTTAAACAATTCACCAGACATAGAACCTGACCAATCAATAAACATAACAACACCATGATTTTTACCGTCAGGAGTAACAGAAACTTTACGGAATAAATCTTCATTATATTTGTAACTATGTAATTTATTTACGTCAATAATACCAGTCTTAGATTGTGTAACTCTCTTATAAGCATCAGCGGCTTTCTTCATTTCAAATTCTTTAGCCATATAGTTTACAGTCTTTTGAGAATCACGTTTGAACTCGGCAAGTTTATTTAAAAGTTCTTCCATTTCGTACCTTCTCCAACTCTCAGAAAATTGAGAAACTATTTTTCCACAATTTGACATATAGTCTTTATAATCTTCTACAAAAGGTTTGTGATTGATAGGTTTTGCAGGATATGAAACATAACTATTATCATATTCAGAATCATCAATCATTTTATCTTTTGCACTATCAAACAAATCTTCTGTTACAGATTCTAAAGGATCAAACTGTTGTTGAAATTCATCAGAATCAATTTCTTCTTCACCATCTTGGTCAGAAGATTTAGATTCAGTTTCTTCATCTTCAGATTCATCACTTTGTTCAGATTCTGGACTTTGTTCAGATTCAGATTCATCTTCTTCAGATGGAGAATCAGCACTACCTTGTGAAGATTGTTCTTCTTCTTGCTCTTCTTCATCTTCCATTTTCTGTTTTGAAAATTCAAAAATCTCTTTTGCAAGATCAACAACATCTTGAAAAGATTCTAAACTAGAAATTTTATCAAGAAGAAATTGTTCATCTTCTAAGAAAGGAATATCTTTTACAAGACCAACTTTATATTGAAGATTGATTCTATCAATTAAAAGTTTATAATCACCATCAAGAGTAATTTTTTCATCAAGACCAAATACGTTATGAATTTTATCTTTAACCATTTCTTCATAACCACACACAAAAGATTTTCTAAGACCAGGAAACTTTTTCTTGATTGCTTTTTCAATTCTAATATCTTCAATAATGTTTACATAAGATTTGGGAACTTCTTTATTTTCACAAACTGCCATCCATTCAGCCTCAGGACTGTAAAGGGCATGAGCAACTTCATGACCAACAAGAAGATCAGTAACGTGTTCGGAAAGATCATCTTTCCAGATAGGAAGGACAAGTGTTCTACTTTTAAGATCGAAAGCCGCTGTTGGAACCTTACGATTCTCAACATTAATATCTTCAATAGCCATCAATTTTGCGAGAGTTTCTTTTGACATATTTAATCCTTGTTAGTGAGTAACAATCAATTACACAACTATTATGACAGGATTCTCGAAAATGTCAAGAACTTTTTTAGGTTTTTTAGTGAAAATTTGCATTATTTGCATTATTATGCAAAATAATTGTATTTTAGGCAGGTAAATTTTTTATTTTATCTCTACTTTTAATCATTCTGTCAATTTCTACTAACATTGATGCATAAACAGTTAAATCTAAGGCACTATCTTCATGTCCACCATCTGAAAATTGATTGCAATATCTTTGCAGTTTTATTGCAATTAAATCAAGAACTGCAAATCTTTTAAATTCATCATCAGTTTTTAGTTCAATACCATTCGGAAAAAGGGCTTGCATAAATTTTCCTTGTGAATGATAAGTGGGACCATACCCTTGATTCTTCTTTGTAAATAAATCTGCAAGTTCTCTTAATACGTCAGCAGCATCATGCATATTTTTGTTCCTCTTTTAATTTTTTCTTTAATCTTCTCATTTTAATTTTACGTTTATTTTTTGCTCTATCTAAATCTATCCAATGTGCTTTGTCTATAAACGATTCACCTTCTAGATTATCAAATTCATGTTGGAATATTCTTGCAGTCAAACCTTCAAACTGTTTGTGTTGTTCTTCATTTTTATGATTGAAATATTTTACTCTCACCCATTCAGGCCTACGAATTTTTACAAACAACAAAGGTTCTAACATATCACCTTCTTCAAAAGAAACTATATCTTCACTATACTCTAAAACTTCTGGATTCCATATATCATATTCATAAGGTGGTGCACCAATCACGAACATACGAATATTATATCCACATTGTATTGCAGAAAGACCATACGAGCCAAGTTCTTTCTGTTGTTTCTCACGAAGAAAATCTACAAATGTTTTTCTTTCTTCATCTGTGTTTTCTGAAAAATCGTATGGTGTAACTTTTGTTAATTGATTCTGCACTAATGTTACTTCTTCTATATCAGTTATCTTTTTCATTATGTACCATCCATTTCCATAAAATCAAGTGATTCTAATTGTTGAATATATCTATCTTTTTTGTTCTTGCACGTTTTACAAATATAATCTTTATAATGAGAAGGTAATTGATCTCCACATTCTTTACATTCTCTATTCATTATGTAACCCTCGTAAAGTTTTTCACTTTGTCAAATCGTAATACATTGGTGAACTTATCATATAGTGTATCTGACTTATGACTAATAATGAATACATTCACACCTTGACCTAACGAATGTATCAGTTTTAAAAATTCTTCTGTACCTGCAATATCAAGAGAACTATCAAACACTTCATCAAGTATCAATAGATTGGTATTGGTACTGTTTCTCATCTTTGCGATTTCACGCCATGTAAACAATAGAGATAAATCAATACGCATTTTTTCACCTTCACTAAATGATGCGTAACTAAATGCATCACGATTTCGAGACTTGATTGTTTCTGCAAAGTTTTCATCAAGTGTAAAGTTTACAAAAAAGTCCATGGCACCAAGATATTTGTTTACTAACTTATTCATGATAGGTAAATACTGTTTGATTATCTTTGTTTTGATACCTGTATCTTTTAATAGATTTGCTACAATCGTATGATAGTGTTCATCATCTTTGAGAGTAGCCTTTGATTCTTCTAGTTCTTTTATCTGTTCTTGTAGATTTGCAAGTTGTTTCTTATCACCAGAACCATTGTATTGTGTCTGTAGTTTAGATATTTCATCTTGTATCTTTGCAATAAATTCATTGATGGCTGTGATTGATGAATTTCTATTTGATATATCGGTTTCTCTTTTCTTGATAGTTTCTATAATCTCATCAATCTCTTTAATTCGTTTATTCAGTTTATCTTCTTCTTTTCTTAAATCAAGTAAACCTTTTTGAAAACTATCTAATAATATTTGTTTATCTGATATCATTTTGTTTTTAAATTCTTCTGCAATATCTTGAGAACAAGTAGGACAGTTTTTATTTTTTTCAAAAAACTTCTGTTCTTTTTCTACCTTCTTATGATTGCGATAGATTTGTTTTTCATAACTTTCAAGGTCTACTGATTTTTGTTGCACAGCACTTCTATCTACAATCTTAGTAGAAAGTTCACCAATATGTTCTTGTATTTTTGTAATATCATTTTGATGATTTTTAGACTCGATTTGATTATCGTCTATTTGTTGTTGATAGTCTTTTACTTTATTATCACGGTATTGTTCCCATTCACCTAAATGTTTATTCTGTAATGAAATCTTTTCTGTAGTAAGATCAAAATCATATTCAACAGTAGTAATGGATTCTTTCAATGCACTCATTTTTTGTTTCACAAGAACATTCATTAAAGAAAATATTTGTATGTCTAATAAATCTTCTATGATGATTCTTCTGTCTTTGGCTGATAGTTGCATAAACGGAACAAAGGAAGAATTACCAAGAACAACAATCTGTGTAAATGATTTATAGTTTAGTTTTAAAATGTTTTGTTCAAGATACTTTTGATAGTCTCTTGCCTTTGCATCTTGATTTAACATTTTGCCATTTAAATATATTTCAAATATATTTGGTTTGATACCACGAATTACTTTATATTTGTTATTGCCTATACTAAAAATTATTTCAATTACACATTCTCTTCCATTGATAGAGTTTAATAACTGTTGTCGATTGACTGTACGAAAAGGTTTACCAAACAATACAAATGTCAATGCGTCTAATACAGTTGATTTGCCTGCACCA